TCTACGGTATTTATTCTCGGAACATAAATTAAATCAACTTCATTACCTTCAAGTAGTTCATGTATGTCTTTCATGAACCAATGAGTAACTAACTCATCGGCATCTAAATTAAAACTATAATCTCCACTACACATACCCTTTAAGTAATTCTTTTGTGATGCAAAATCACCCAATAGATTTCGTTGTTCAAAAACTATGTCGTGAGCGGATACATAGAAATCTAATATGGATTTTGTCTTTTCATCATCGGAGTAATCATCAAGTATTACAATCTCATCTTCAGGTTGTTTTCGTTTGATTAAAAACTTTAATAATTCTTCTAATGAATTCGTTTCGTTATGAGTTAATATGGAATAACTAATCTTCACTAATGCCAACCATATCTAATTTAATATTTGTAACCTTTAATGCTGTCAATTTAGTTGTTTTGTAACTACGATATGCTTGTTTAAATACATTATCAGCAAGAACAACATCTGAATAAAATCTACTGGTAGTCATAGCAGAACGTTTCTTTGAATTAGCTATTTGTATTCTAAAATAATTTTCTTTCAATGATATTAGATTTTCTCTCTCGTCCACTTCGGTTTTTTTCATATCAATAACACTAAATAGTTTTTTCACCTTACTTGAGTTGATATAATTAATATTCAAACCCTCTAGTAAGTTAGTTTCTCTATCACGATGTAAGAATAATAAAACAGGTCTTGGATCCTTAACACCTGATTCGGAGTAATTAAATGTTACAATCATACCAGGTAACAATTTACCTACAGGTAATGTCTGTTCTGATAAAATTATCTTACGATTGTTGTAACGACTCGCCAAGTGTCTTCTCCAATTTTTCTACCATCTTGTATGCATCACTAAAGTGTGGTACTAAAACTTCGGTTTCTGCATCAGTTTTAGCAAATAATCTCCACTTCAGTACTTCTTCTTCTACTGATGGAACTACCATATAATTCTCCGTTGTAAATACTGATGGGGCCCACCACCTAGTGTTTAAATTCCTACATACGTCTTTAAATTCTTGTGGAAATGGATTATCATTAATATGTGATTTCATAGTTTTATTTGAAGCATAACCACAATGTAAACACTGCATATTCTGTTCTTCATCACCAAGTAAAACTAAAGAATCATCGATATCTATTTCATCTTCTAAACAACAAGGACAGGCTACTTGTAAAGTCATTGGATCCATCACGTCGCCTTCTTTAATTTAGGTAATTTTATCTTTGCCGGTTGTGAAGTTTCTCCACCAACCTTCTTTAATTTAGGTAATTTCAAACTAACTGCCTGTGGTATACTTTGTAAAACATTATCAAGTGTTTTGTTAAATTGTTCTGACATAGCCTCTAGTGAAAATTCTCGTCTATTTTTCTTACCTAATCGGTTTGCCTTCTTGGTTATCAATTTATGTTTTTTATAAAACATTCTCAATTTCCTAACAACATCAACTTCATTCACACTAAACCACTTTGATGGTTTGATAATAATTGGCTTCCATATCATAGAGTCTGGAACTTCTGTCAAAGAACCATTAATCATCAACGAGTCTTTATCACTTAGGAAATCTAAATGACCACTCCAATCCGAGGCGATAACTGGTAAATCACAACAAGTTGCCTCGGCCATAGGTCTACCATAACCCTCACCGTGAGTACAAGTTAAAAAGGCTTTTATCTTAGGGTTATTATACAATAAAGACATCTCTTCAATAGTCAAATCACCATGTATTAAATAAATATTCGGTAAATTATCAACTTGTGAAAATTCATCTTTAATTTGATTAATATTCTTAACAACTTCGTGTTTATCCAAAATAGAAAAATTAGCACCATTAACCTTTAAGACCAATGCTGGTGGATTAGGGCGATTTGAAAATGCCTGTAAGAAACATTTAATCATCAATGGTATATTTTTCCTATCTTCTCCATAATTACCTTTACCCCATTGACCAACGTGTAGATAGGCAAAATCTTCTTTAATTAAGTCATTTAATTCATCCGTGAATTCTGATTTAATCTGATACTTATCCATTGGATAATATACATCCGTATCTACACCCTCGAACAATACATCAATTGGCTTTTCTAACTTAATTTCAGCTACCTTTTGTTTTGAACCATCTGGCGTATCTTGCATTTGGTCAAAATTACATTTTTTAAATGTATTGGCAGTAAAATTAGATGGAACTATATTCAAATCCATTTTATTCATACCAGTCAAAAACTCAGGAGAAACTACATCAGTTTCTACACCAGCCGTAATTCCGATATTGAATTTAGCACCATTTACAAATTCATTAGGTATTCTAATATCTATCAATACATCGGGTTGTTGTTTAATATCGTTTCCATCAACAAATGTATCTAACAATTTCTTATGCCTTGGAACTTTAGGATTTAAGTGATTTCTTGGAGTATTACCCCACTTGACATCAACACATTTAATATCTAAATCATCTCTGTCCATTATGGAATAAAATATTGACCTTGCGTGATCTCCATAACCACTACGAGTATTAAAAGGTGCAATCATTAAAACAAATTTCTTCATACTGTCTCCATAGTGTAACGGCCTTTAGGTTTCCAATTATCAAATGCCCCATTCATGGATTTAATAAAGTTCTTACCCATTTCTTCACTTGTCATTTGATTTTCTTTACAGAACTCAGTACCCAATGAACCAAGTCTTTTTCTTTCTTCTCTACCTAAATCATAAAATTCACGTAGACTTACGGCGGCATCTTCAGGATTACATCTATCATCCCAAATATAAGGTGTCATTGGTGAACCCTGTAGTGATATTGAAGCTGGATATACTGGTTTTACCCACTCACCATGAGTTTTGTATTTACCCCTATGATTAGTACCCAATTCAATATAATCTTCGGCAGTTAATAATTCCCCATCATCATCTCTAAATCCACATTGATCCTGTAGTCCACCTGTAACATTCACAATAATCGGTGTACCAACCGTAAGAGCCTCAGCACTACCTAATCCAAATCCTTCATTGGATGCCAAATTAACATAAACATCAGATGAATTGAAAAGTAAATTCATTTGTTCATCACTAAATGGTCCACTTTTATCATAAGTAAAACATATATCATAATCAGGACACAAATGTTTATGAACTCTTGGCAAATCAGTTCCATTATCATCTACTGGAGCACAATGGAATATCAATACACATTCATCTCGTTGTTCTGGAGTTAATTCATCCATAAAGTATTTGTATGCCAATAATATATCACCGGGTTGTTTTCTACGAATATTTCGATTACTATAGAGTATTTTATACTTTTTATCCGATAATCCAAATTGTTCATCAAAATCCATCAACTTGACATCATCATCTTGAACTTTATGAAATCTTCTGTTAGAAATACCGTGTGGTACAAATGTGGTTTGCCAATCTGCATACTCAGGCAACAGACGATTGTTAATTCCATAGGTTTGTTTAGATATTCCCATTAACAAATCACTACTTTTATAATAATTTGTATTGTATTGTGGATCTGGTAAATCATCCCAAATGTTATAATAGAAAATTGGAATATCCCTACGAATTTCTGCTTCCATATTATAAAACCAAATCCAAAAACGAGGATCAGTATAATGTAATATGGCATCAGGTTTCTCTGCCGCAAGTATTTCTCTTAATATATCTTCATTACCATAACCATCAACTGGATAAATTCTCAAATACCCATCTTTAATCCCAAACTCTTCAAGACCTTTAGACATATCAACAATCTTACCTTGTTCAGGATGTTTTATTGCTCCACCAATCTGTACCCAATCATATTCATTTAATGTCTCAAACACAATGTCTTTAGATACAGTAGCTACACCACTATGCATCCTCAAGTCATCTGACATTAGTAATATTTTCTTTTTAGCCATTTAAAACCTTCTTCTTATTTTTCTTAAAACTTGTATCCGTAAAGTATTTTATCAAAACTTTAAGTTTATCATCATATTCAGTAATTATCTCTAATTCATTTTCAATCGTTTCTATAATATTAGAATGTTCCCCAACTCCAACTGTATTTTCTAGCATTATTTCCACATTAACTTTATGTGTAGAAATAGCACTCTCAAATTTCTTTATAAGAGCATCAATAATATCACTTCTTAGTTGCATCATTAAAACTGACTCCCACTTGCATATAGTTTATCATAAGTTTCTATTTGTTCTTGTATAGCGTTGTCGTGAATATACCGATGAACTGAACGATTGACTAGTTTTTGTAAATTCATTGAAGAATTAACAGTTTTGAATTTAAATTGCTCATATAAACTTTTTATTATTTTAACTGACGTTAATTTTGTTTCTTGTTTCATAACCTTACTACTCTTTTATATATATATAAATATAAAACATTAATCAATAACAAGTGTTTTTTTTCCAAATTTCTTAGCATAATTTATTGTAGACATAGAACCATTTGATTTTATTCCCCTTGGAATGAATGCCACAACGTATTCTGAATGAATTGCTATCTGTTTATTACGAGCAAAGAAGTTTTTAACACTATAGGGTTTACTATAATTCCTCGCATGTAGTGGGCAATATAAATTATGTGATTTATGTGCCGGTGGATATTCTTCATATTGTAATCCTAATTCAAGAGCATATTTCTTAGCATAAAAGTCAGCGCCTTCTGGACATCCACCACTAACTATTATGGTATCTGTTCCTTTATCATTCTTTAACTTAAAGATAAATTCTTTAATCTTTCTTCGGTTTTCGTATTTACGACTACCGACAATACCTACTTTTAAAGTTTCTTGCCCCATTTACAATGCTCCGTATTATAAAATTCACAAAACTTACAGGCTTTACCTGGTGAGGCATTATACTCTCTGTTAGTTTTATGGTTTCCTTCTTCATCATAGATAGCCTCACGAAATTCTGTGAATGCCTTCATTGTTTTATTAACACTTGGCTTCCCATTAGATGGTTCAAATCTCTGTAATCTACTGATTGGAAAATCACTTTGTTTTGCTATCTTTCTCTTTAGTATCAAAAATTCTACCGTTATCTTATCCAACGGTACATTGAATTTCTCCGAATAAAATTGTTTGTAAAGTAATAATTGTGCTTTCTTATAAAAGTTTTTCTTATGGAAATCCGTCCAACTTCTGGTAGATGTTTTTAAATCAATAATAGTAATTCTACCTGATACTTTGTTTCTTATGACTACATCAAGATAACTCTTTAATTCTACATTCTTTTGTAGTTCCATGAATATCGGCAACTCAATACCGACTAATTCATAGTTCTTCTTCATGAAGTACTTACCGCGGTGTTTTCTAAAGTGTTCAAGTATAGCTAAACCATCTTGGTAAAACTCAATCATATCATCTTGACTACAGGGTAAGGTTTCTTGGTTTTCTTTTATCTTTGTAAACTCATTCATCATCTCTTCTTTTAATCGAGACTCCATATTAAGTTTATCAGCGGCTATAATAGAAGTGCCATACATAACCGTGAGATATTCTTGTATGACGGAATGTACGGCGGATCCGAACAATGTATGAATATTACCTGTAAATGTTCCTAACTTATCTATATAACGAAGTTTCCATTTAAGGTTACATTCGTTATAACTTACAAACTGACTATGTGATACGTGTCCCATTATATTATCTCGTCAATCATACCATATTTTAAACAAGTATTAGCATCCCAGAATAAATCATGTTTCAATATTTTATCTAACTTTTTCATTGGAACTTTGGTATATTTCTTATACACATCCTTAATGGTTTTCATCATTAAATCAAGATTCTGTTTCTCATCTTCAAACTCAGAATACTTTCCCCAAAATCCTGTCGATAATTGATGAATCAACATATACGAATTTCTACTCATATATCGATGATCACCAACTACAGAAAGGAATGTGGCGGCACTTGCACAAAATCCATCTACATAAGTATGTACTGGAACTTTTGTTCTCAATATCGTATCCATTGATGAAATACCAGCAGTGATTGAACCACCACCTGAATTTATCAATATTTTGAGTGTAGGTGGGTCTATATCTAAAGTATTTGACAATGTTATACTTTTACTTTCTAACTCACCCACCTTTTTATTTAATTCTACTGCACTCTCTCTACTGACACCAGCGTAGTAATAAATCCTATTTTCATGAACTGCTATATGCTTTTCTGGTTTACCACCATTCACTTGTATGTCTTTTTTCGTGAGTACTTTCTTTTCACCCCAATATTTTTCGTTCATTATTTACCCCATTTTCCATTTTTTACGATTGTTGCCATTATACCATAATTAGACATATCTAAATATGCATCTGCCATTGGCTCATCCGTATTCTCAATATCGTTCATTATCATTGTTTTTAATCTCTGGCATTTGTCATTAATCCTGAACCAGAGTCCAGTAAGAGATAGCTTTATATCTTCTTTTGTTTGTAATTGTGTTCCAACAGATATATTACCTGGCCCATATGATTGCTGTTTTTGACAGAACAATTCATACTGCTCTCTTTGTAATCGCTTGAACTCTTTAGTCATCTCAGGCCATTCCCGTTCCATTTGTTCGACTACAGAAAATTCTTTTCTTTCTGGATCATCGGCGGGATCTTTAACTGTTTGTTCAATTTCTCTTTCTTTTATATTCATAACTTTTCCTATTTTATGATTAAGTGTGATAATTGTATTGCTATAATGATAACTGATAAAATTAAGCTGATTATAGTTCTGGTGTCGGGTACTTCATGTAAAACCAAATAAGTCAATATGGTAAAAACTATTGTAGCCATTCCAAATCCAATTGGTCTTACGTACCAGTAATTTCCAAAATATTCATAATACCATTTAGTTCCATACCAAAAAGCAAGACTAATTGGAATTCCACCTAATATAACCCACCACATACTTTTTGCCCATTCATATTTAAACTGACCTTGCATATGAAACCAAGCCCATACATGACCTAATAATGATATACCCAAAGCCATCCATAGCTTACTCATCTAATTTTCATCTTCTTTATTTCCTTATCGGATTTTCCAAACTTTTTCACTAACAATATTAACTCTTCTTTTGACATCAAATCATAATATTCAGCAGCCTGATGTTTACTTATTTCAAAATACTTCATTATAAAAGGAACAACTGAATCATTTGTCCTTTCTTTCTTACCACTCAAATACTTTAAGTAAGTCTTTTTCTTTGGTAGTAAACTACAATAAAATTGATACACGGCTTTATGTGGCATAACTTCTATCGTGTACTTTTGAAAATGATTTACGAAAGGTAAGAAGTCCTCACCCATACTTAGATAACGATTTACCATAAATGGACTAAACTTCTTTTTGTCGGCATCCGAAAAGGAATCCCAATCTCGTTTACCGACAAATAGTTCATTAATCCAACTAAATAAGTTCAT